CGCTGATATCCACCAACCAATGCAGGCTCATAGTTTATCAGATGAATAGCACTTCCAGGTGCTGTAGCAGCCTGCTCAAGAACATCACGATTGGTGTCTAGTCCACCTCTGCATGATACACGTAATGTCTGAAGCTGGTCTGGCATTATATATTAACTATGAAACTAGAATTACGATTGACAACTGTTGATGTCACAGAGTCAACAGGTTGCTGTAGAAGACGACGCATCATGTCGATGCCCTCGTTGAATTTCTTTTCGTGCATTGCTGCTGATTGTTCATTTGAGCGGAAGCGCATTAGATAAATCATCGCACCCTCAATAATGATGTGTTTGTATCTGTCGGGAATTACTGTTGTATCAGTAGCTGCGGATAGATCAGCAGGGAATGACCAATACTTAAACTCAACCGTATATGCTTTATCGGGAGTAGGGGTTAAACCAAACTTAGTTTGTTGTGTCTTATAAATAGCAGTTGGTGTGGCGTAGTCAGAGCTTGTTCTCTGATCGTCTGTGGATCTGAAGTTACGAATATATTCATCGTGCTCTACTAAACCCATAGCACCGCCCGATGTACCTAAAGAACTATTTGGTACTAGGTAAAAACTTTGAAAGTCTATTACCGACAAATCCGCAGGATAATCATATTCACGAGTACCAACTGTAAGAAGTTGTTGATATACTGTAATGGCAAACGGCCACTGTTGGGCCGATTGAAGTATTTGACGAATTGAGTTATTGACTGCGTCTTTCGCAAGACCCTGAATATTTCGGGTCGTCCCAAAGTCAGGTGTGTCAATAGGCACTTCGTTTATTCTACGAAGAACCTCATTAGTCATTTCAATAAAAGTAGCCATTATCCACCTGTTAAAAAAGAGGAAGCGGCTAGGCCGCTCCCCCCAAGGTTTCTATTCGCCGAGGTTGTAGTTCAACGTAACCAAAGCTTCAGGACGCAGAATCTTAGCGCCGTACATGTGCAAGCCACGTACGATGTCTGAGAATGAATCTGGGTCACGGTAAGTTTCAGTCTTGTTGATCTTCTGTGCTGTAGCAACAGCAGCATCATGACCAGCAACAACCACACCGAAGTTAGTCTCAGAACCAGTTGCTAGAACTGTGCCTGGGCCTGTGCCAACGGTAGGAAGGTTGTTTGAAACGTAGACACGGAATCCACGGATCATGCCTGACATCTTGCCATTACGCAGCATGTCACCAGCATCTTGACCACCAGCAAAATCGTTATTGATCAGCTTAGAACTTGAGTCCATTAGCTTCTCAACAAAGATTGGATCGACAACTAGCCAACGACCATCAGCTGGTACGTTTGCACTGTCCATCATACGCTTCATGCGGTTAAGAACTTCAAGTGGATCAGCCTTACCAGCTGAGCCGCCACCTGTTGTAAGCGGAACAGATGTCACTTCACCAGCAACACCAAGATCTGAACCACCGAAGTCAGTGATGTCGAGCTTGTTAGCTGCAAGAAGTTCGTCTGAGCCTGAATTACTGTCGGCTTTTGTACCTTTTACGGTAGTGTTACGTGTGCCTACAGCAGAGTAACCTGACAGATACTGAAGTACATCAGCATCGTATGAGTCACGAATGCGGTATGCTGCACGGTCTGTAGCCAACTCCATGAAGTTTACATGGGTGATGGCATCTTCTAGATCGTCGAGCTTGAACGAGAAGTAGTTCGCCATATCGATGATCATTGTGAAGTCGGCATCTGTCAGAGCTTGTTGAGAGATGTCTGTTCCACGAGTGTATGCGTTAACAGTGATCTCTGGCTCTTTAATGATTCGAACTGAGTCACCTACGTTGGCTATTTCACCAAAGTAGTCGTTATTAGTAATGTCTTCAGCGACAGAGGTCTTGCGGAATGCGACTTGGGCTTTCTTGCTAAAAATGATTGGCGAGAAATTGCCGTTCGTAAACTGTCCACTAAGACCAGAGGTAGTACCTGAAATCTTTGTTCCAGCAGCCATAATGGCCTCCTATGGTATTAAGGTTTTACAAAGTAAAGCCGACGCAGGAATTGCGTTGACTTGGCAAGAAATCCTTAAGCGCCCAGAGGTCTGTGCTGTGTTAGGTATCCTTTGGCCAAGGGGCTAACTACACTGAGTATTCTGAATGAATTATGGTTTCTTTACGATTTTCATGAAAATGCGTAGCCACCGTTAGGTGGGGGCAGCTAAGGTGTACAAAACACCCTAGCTTTGTGTCTATAGTTATATACTATAGGAACTCTTTTGTCAACAGTTTCTTTACACTATCAGCCTGATATGTCGTAAACAAAACGACCTTCTTCCATAGCTAATGTAATTTCTTCTGCATTGCGTTCGTACTCACGATCATTCATCTTTGCGATGTCGGACTCGCGGATTGTACCTTTTGCTTTTGGCAACTGAGTCTGTCCTCTGATTGACACATCCATTGCTGCGTCTTTGTCAGACGAAGCTGGTCGGCCTTTCTTTTTTCCAGACTTAGTAATACCCATATCAGCTTTGTATAGATCGATAGCTCTTCCTGCCGAACGAGCATCTGCTTCATTCTCATATAGAGCTTTTTGTACCCACTCTGGTTGTTCATCTGCCCAATCGTGGAACGCATCGTCATCTCTGATATCTGAAAAATCAGGATGTAGCTTAAGTAACTCTGCTTCTGCTTTGTCACGCGTAGCATTAGCCTGCATCTCATCGATCTGCTTCATGCGATCTTCAAGGTGCTGCTGTTGCTCTTGTGCTTTAGTTGAAGCAATTGTTTCTACTATCGCTGCTACATCTGGATACTCAGTTGCCCAAGCTTTAATTTCATCGGGCGACTTTGGAAGTTGAATAGATTCCGTAGATGCTTTCGTTAGCTGTTCTTCAAGCTTAGAAAGTCTAGTCTCATATTCTTCTTTCTGCTTCTGTGAATGCCTTCGCAAATCGCCGTAGCGTTTCTTGAAGGTTCGTTCTTCAGCAGTAAGGTTAGCGTCGTGTTCAGCAATCTCTTGCTCTGCTGCCGCTTCTTCCTGCTCTTGAACACTATTCATACTAGCTTCAAGTTCAGCTATTTCTTGCTCTTCTTCTTCTACTGACTTGGTATTCTTATACATCATTGGACGTATTTTTACTTTTGGTTCTTCTTTGATGACAATCTCTGCCATTGTTTACTCCATCATTGGGGCTACCGTAGCCTGTGCAGGGGGGTGGGTTGCCAATTATTGGACTGTTATCTTGAAGCCAGTCCTCCACGCTTCATCTGCTTGGTCTTCTTCTTCTTTGGCTTGTTGATTAAGCCACCTTCGTATCTGAAATCTGCATAGCCACTGAACGAGTCATAGTTGTCAAGGCTGAAACCTCCAGGACCAGAATTAGGATCGCTATCGTACCCACCACCAGAAAATCCACTATCTACGGTTTGGGGCGTTGGACGCCCAGTGTTATCATTAGGTTTATTGTGGCTAGGAGGGCTGTCTGCGATAGTGCCATCAAAGCTAGGGCTAGGAGGGTCTGCTCTTGGACCACCTAGTGGGTATGTTGAAGTAGTAGTCGGAGTAGTAGTCGGAGTAGATCCATCATTTTGTGATGAACCTGCATATCTCACAAGGCCACGACCGCTCTCAACTAATGGATCTAACACTGGGCTAGTACTCTGTGATGTAGTAGTAGGTGAGTCATCATTGCTACTACTATCATCAAAAACACCAGCCGCGACTCGTGGATCTTGCATAACTGATGTAATGCCACCACCAGACGCTGCTGCCGCATCAGCAGGGTTGAGTGAATTTAGATTAGGTGTAGCACTACCCCCCACAAATTCGTTAATAACAGCGCTTAGCTTGCTAGCAACAGTAGGATCTACCTGCTGACCATTTACTTTTACTGAAGCCCCTGATCCAGCTGCACCAGGTATATTAGCATTGGAAAGAACTGATCCTAAGATTTGGAAGTCACTTGGTGTTAAGTCACCACTGGTTTTTCCTAATGCCTTTGCCACAGCATCTGCAACGCTAGAATCGCTCTTTGTATTTCCGAGAATGCCCTTAGTTGAATTAGTTTGAGTAATAAAATCCTTACCTACTTTCTGTGCGGCAGCTTTGGCAATTAAATCTTTATGTACAGAATTACCAAAAGCAGGGTTATTGCCAGAACCACTAGAAAGATTTTTCTGACGGTCTTTATAAGCACCGTCACGGTCAAGCAAATTTCCTGCCATTCCCATAATATTTGAGGCT